GGTTCCGCGGTTGATCCACCGGGGCCGTTGGCCCGATCAAGGGGCCTCCGGGCCCCTTTTTTCGTTTCAGGGGGTAAGAAATGCTCTGGTTGTTCGGGATGTTTTTTATAGGGGGGGCGTCGGCATGTGCGGCGGTCGTTGGATTAAGCTCCTAGTGGCGTGTGCTGTTTCTTTTGTGTCTGTGTCGGCTCAGGCGGCGTTTTATCATCGACATCACACATCATTTGCTGGCCCGTTTTCGTCGCCGGACGCAGCGTGTGCGGACCTTGCTAGTTTTTATAATGGTAAAGCCGTGAAACTCTTAATTTTTACTGCGCTGTTGCTGATCGGGTCTGATGTTTTGGCGTCGGGTGCGTCTACATGGGGCTATGCAGATAATAGGTTCAGGGACCAGTTGTCGCAAATTATGGCCTCATGTACGTCCAGTTCATCTAGAGATTGTTGGTCGGTCGAGACCGTGTCTAATAAGTACGAAGTTCTTTATTGTACTGATCCGAAAAAAAGATTCGGTGATGATCAGTGTCAAATACCACCGGCTCCGTTATGCACCGCTGACACCATTCCCGGCGGTGACATAATGAACGGGGTTAACGATGGCGGAGGTGATATTAACGTAGGTGGCGGTGCTGGTATTTATGACGTTGGCGGCTGTGCTTACACCTGCCAAATCAATTACGACAAATGGGCAACTGGCACTGTCTCTCTGTATGACTCTCAAGAGTGTACTGGCCTCGCTCAAGAATATACCGATTCACAACCTTCTAGCTATCAAGATCCCGATGTTTGCTCTGTGCGTGACAGTTTGGGGCGTTGTCTTGAAATGGGACAGCAAGTGGGCAATTCCTGCCCGTCTGGCACCACCTATGGCCAAGTAAACGGAGTGGATGTGTGCGTGCCTTCCGGTGTGTCTCTGGATGGTGTTGACGAAGGTACCCAGGGCAAAACAGGCGAAGGCGGATCGGAGCCAATGAAGGAGGGAACCGGCGAAGGCGTGTCGGATGGTCAGAACGATGGTGGCACTGATTCGTACAACAAATCGAACACCACTGGAATACAGGAAGGTACAGAATCCTGCACCGAAGAAACTGCTGTAGATGGCACGGTGACAAAAACTTGCACATCTACTACCACCACCTCTGAAGAAACCGATTATGGCGAAGTAACCGTTCCCGGGCTCGGCGAGAACCAGTTCTATAAGCCCGTTGAAAAAACCGCTGAATCTGTGGTGCAGGATTTCAACACGAAGGTTGGCCAAACCGAGTTGGTTAAGGGCGTTTCCGGTTTTTTCGATGTAAACGTTGGTGGTACGTGCCCGGTGTGGTCCACGCCTGCGGTCTGGGTGTTCGATCCCATCACGATTGATATGCAGTGTTCATCAACCATGGACAAGATCTGGCCGTTTATCGCCGCAATCATCGTCGGTAGCTGCGGTGTTGTCGCGTTTCGGTGGGCGCTGCTCTAAGGGGGTTTTATGTTCGATTGGGTAGGCAAGGTGCTGGATTGGCTGCTGGATGTAATCAGCCAGATATTTATAGCGTTGTCCGACATGATCCAGGACCTTGGCGTAATGCTTCTGGAAGTGGTCCTTGACCTGTTCCTGGTGCTGATCGGGTTCCTTACGCTGCCGACATTCATAGCCGGTGGCCTTGACGGGTTTCTCGACGGAATAGATCCCGCCGTTCTGTATTTTCTGAGTAAGTCGGGCATCTCTGCCGGCTTCGAGCTGCTGGGGGCCGGTCTTATGTTCCGGTTGACACGTAAACTTCTCACGCTGGGTCAATGGTAATGGAGTGGTTATTGATGGCTGGTGCGGGAGTGATCGGGGTGGTCCTGTATTTGGTTTTCGTGGTGGTTGCTGATTGGGTATGGAGGAATCTTTGATGCTGGATAATGTACTGGCGTGGTTCGTCGTCGGGTTCTTTTTTGGTTGGCTCTTTTCCATGACGCTTAATTATATAGCGGAGGGCATAGCGAAAACACTGTTGAAGTCTATGAAAACGCCGGGGGTAGATAAGGAATGATCATATTTCATGAAGGGTTGCCGGGAGCCGGTAAAAGCTATGAAGCCGTGGTGCATCAGATCATCCCGGCGCTAAAAAAGGGCAGGAAGGTTTTCGCATACATTGAGGGTTTGAATCATGAAAAAATCGCGGAATGTTGCGGCATCACAGTTGGACGGTGCCGTGATTTGCTCATACCTCTGGCGCGTGATCAGGTTCCGACAGTCTATGAACACGTTGAAAATGATGCACTCGTGGTCCTCGACGAATTGCAAAACTTCTGGCCAACGGGGCGGCAAAAACTCAGCGACGAGATGACCCAGTTTGTCACTGAACACCGGCACCGGGGTCTGGATATTCTGGCGATGGGTCAGGATCTGCGGGACTGCCATAATTTGTGGAAGCGCCGGATTTCCCAGAAAGTGGTGTTCGTGAAACTGGACGCCGTGGGCATGGGTAAGCGGTACCGCTGGACTGTCCAGAAAGCCACCACGGGCGAAAAGTTCCAGAATATCCGCTCCGGTGTCCGCAAGTATGAACCGGAGTTTTTCGGCACCTACGCGAGCCACACAGACGACACAGACAACACGGATGATTTTCACGATGCCAGGGCGAACATTTTTAAAACTCCGCTATTCAAGTACGTCATACCCGGTGCGGTCATTGCTGTTATTTTCGGTATCAATTATTTGGTGGGCTTTTTTAACCCCGATCCTGAGCCTGTGGCTCAACCAGAGCAGGTACAAACCCGGCCGGACCGATTACCGGCACAGAAACCACATTCAGAAACTGCTCGTGTACCTGCTAAAGCGCCGACTCAGGAGCCTGAAAAGGAAAAGGAGCCCGAGCCGTTGGATTATGTAGACGAGATGGCACAGAAAACCCGGTTTAGGCTCGCTGGAATCATTGAAAGCCCGGACGGTGAATTTTGGGGCCGTGTCGATGCCCTGGACAACTCCATGAGAGTGAAAGAGCGGTTCACGGTCCGGGATCTTCGGGCGCTGGGCTGGACTGTTGAGAAATACGAATACGGGCTTCTGATTCGTAAATCTGGAGATGATAGAACCGTTAAATACGTGGTTCGTCCGTGGCCCATAGATCCCTTTGGGCGTGTTTCCCAGGCACAGCAGCAACGACTGTGATTCGCCCATACCGCCGCACCTGCGGAGCAGGTCCGGCGGTATGGCGATTCGCCCGTGAATACTGCACAAAAAAAACAGAAAAAAATTGAGTAAAAACTTGCACAACCTTTCCTTGTGTGTAATAATCTACACATACACTAAAGGAAAGGGAGAAAAAACATGACCAATTTTCGGATCACTATCGAGTCAGGCGCCTGTGTTGGTGAGTATCACGTTTCTGGTTACACAGAGTTTGAGGCCAAAGTTTATGCCTTCCGTTTTTTTCATATGGAATTTCCTAATGCTGAGTCGTCCCAAGTAACAAAAATCGAATATCTGTTTTAAAGGGCGAGGTAGAAAATCATGGAATACCAATTTACGAAAAAAGAACTTCGCAAAGTTGGCGCTACTGTTATTGGTTGCGGTAGTCATTCCGCCATTATTTATAAGCAGTTGGGAGAGTGGAAATATCGCGTTGGGTTTGCTCCTACTGCTGGTGATTTTATCCCGGTTGATCAGTATGCCTATGGTTCTGCTCTTACTAAGCGTGGCGCTATCGTCCAGGCGGAAGCGGAAATTGTTGGTTATGGTGAAAACGGGGACGACTATACAAATGCAACCATTGAATACGTGAAGGGGTTAGATAATGCGTAAGATGGTTCCTACGGGGCGCGGTGATCGCGTCCAGTTTTCTATTCCTGATCATGAGTGGGCCTTGTGGGTAATGATCTGTCGTGGTCAAAACCTGGATCCTGTAGAAGCCCTCCAGGTGGAATTAAAGTCTGGGTTTGCTCATACACCTGGAGACCTTCGAAAAATTGTTCGTTTGAGTATTGAACGGTTTGTATATCTGGGAATCAATCGTTCTGATCTGCTGTAACTGGGGTGGCCGGTGATAGATAAACTGGTAATTCAAATTCCGTTCGCCCGGTTCGCGGTGTCTGGTGTCTACGCAGATGAATCCGATAAGGAGTGTTCCCCCTGGACCCGTCAGGGGGCGTTCCAGGTGATCCCGGCGTATCTCCCATTCAAGCGGGGTGCGAAGGAGGTTTATTACGATGAAAAGGGAAAACTCAAGGCTGATGATCTTTACTGTCCTTGGGAATCTCTCGGCACTGATCACGGTGGGCTTGCTATCAAGGCGTTTGACCGTGGTAACGGTATGCTTCCCTGGCCTTATCTCGAAATAAAATGTTCCCCGGCAAAGTTGGTTCAGGCTCACAACGTTTGGGGGACTGATGATCCTGAACCATGTGTTACCAATATGCTTGCAGTCCTCACGAGTAAGTATCCAGACCTTATGGGATGCGGTGGTCTTCCGGTGCTTAATCTTGCTGATGCTCGCGTTTCTGAGGTGGATATAACTTATTCCGTCCGGGTGCCTGGGGAGTCTAAGCGAAAAGCGCTGATTGATGTGTTGCGGCATACGTCCAAGGGTCAGACCAAAAACCGGGGCGATTCCTACGAGTCGACTGTTTATTTTGGCTCGAAAGATTCCAGGCTAAAAAAGATCAAGGTGTATCTCAAAGGCCCGGAAATCCTGCGCGATCTGGAAGCCAGGAAGAAAAAAAAACAGGTGTTACCCCATGAGTCGGTGGTTAAAGCTGCTCAAGATTTGGTGCGGTTTGAGTTGACCATAAAAAAAGATTGGTTGGAACGGCGTAGGCTTCCCACTCGTCTGCGGGATTTCATCCGGTTTTTTTCTAACGATCCGGCCCAGCTGCGGACGGTGTATAATACGGGGATGAAGGATCTTTTTAGTGCAATGTGTGGCGAGGTGTTGACGGTGACTAGCGATAAACAAGTGATGGAAAAACTCGAAGTGGTGCATGGTGAAACGCGCGGGCGTGTTGCTCGGCTGATGGGGTTTTATCAGGCATTGAAGTCAGTGGGCTTTGAAGCGTTGAAAGATCAATATCCGGCTCGGTCGTTCCGGCGTTATGTCGCGGACATTGAAGCCTGCGGATTCACTCGTGCCCATTTGTGCAGCTTGCACGAAAACAAGGGCAATACAGTGGTAGCGTTTCCCCAGGTGGTCCAGCTTCACAACCTGGGCGAACCGGCCCCGGACTGGTACGAATACCCCCGGCTGGCGTCATAACGGCGTCAGTTCGGGCCTACCCCCTTCCGTAATCAGCATCATTAGAAGCTCTCAGTAACTCCACAAATTCCCCGCGTTCTCATTGTCGTTACCGCTTTGCGGGAACGGCTGAAAGTCTGCCTATCTCCTGACCCTCTCCGCGAGTGTCGCGGCGTTTCCGTTTGTGCTGTGCTGGATGGGCGACTGATCCCCTGCTAGGTATGGGGCTAGATTCCTTCCCGTGTTGAGTTTGTAGCGCCACCCAGGCGCGTTTACTCCGTGCTATCCGCCGCCGTGCCTTGGGCCGGTGGCTTTATGGGGTCGTCTCGCTCCGTTCGTCTCGGGGCCGTTACAGCCTTTTGGCTGTATCGCCCTTATGCTTCCAGACCATCAACTAACTACCGCGATTTTTTCAGGCTGCTGCCGCTGCCGGATCGGTGCGGGCGCACATACTTTAATAGTGCGCTCTGCGGCCAAATTTGGCCGTTTTCCCCCAAAATCCGACCGTTGTACCTGTCCAAAAATCAGGGGGTGAAACCTCACCCCCTGTTCTTTTAACTCTCTCCTGCCGCTGCCTCAATCTGTCTTATCTTTTCCAGGATTTCCCCCGGCGTTAGCGTTTCCATCAGTTCCATTATCAGTATCAACGCCTCTGCTCTGTAGTCCATTTCTCAATATCTCCTCGGTAACGTCCTGCAATGATCTGCCCTCTTTAGCGGCATATAACTTTAGCAACCTGTGTAAGTCGCTGGCTATCTTTTGGGTTTTGTCTTTCATGGTTGGGTTTTGATTCCTGTCAATTTTTGTATACTCCTCCATTTTTCCACCTTTACACTTTTCTATTTTTCCATTAAGTTCTTTTCACCATTCTGTAAAAGTGTAATTGAGGTGATTCGATGATAGTGGAATTTATTGCCGGTAATGATGATGTAAAAGAGATTCGGGACAAAGAAACCCGAGAAATTCGTGGCTTGTCTCAGGAATGCTATTTCCATATTCCCGGTTCTGCCTTCCCTGAGCGGGGAAAAATGCGCGTCTCCCAACGTGTAAACCCCGGTAAATATTCCTTCACGCCTGAATACCGTATTGGTCGCTTCGGTGATTTGGAAATCAATCCGTTTGCGGAACCCGAATTGAAACCGGCTCGTCCTGAGCAACTCAAGGCAGCCTCGGGGCAGTAATTATGGTTCGTGCGATTCGCAACCTTCTTTGGTTCGTCGTTGGCTTCCTCGCGGTTGCCACCTTTGCCGTTAGTGCGGAGGCTGCGACGTGCGCCATAACAAACGCGGACGGGTTCATTTACCTGACCGCTGACCCTCTTGCTGAGTGTTCCGGGCACGTTCTCATGGACAGCACGGAATATTCGCAAGTCCCGACACTGCAAGCGCTGTTTGCAATGCCGGATTCCGGCCAACTGGCCGCCGCTTGGGCTGCTGGCTTCACTATCCCAATGATCTGCTACTTGGTCGCTTGGGGTTTTGGTGTCGCGGTCAATTTCTTCAAACCCGAAAATGAAAGGTACTGATATGGACTTTACTCCCATTACTTCCGCTGTTGACGCTACAACTGTCGTTGCCGCTCTCGGCGCTATCGCTGCGGTTAAAATCCTGCCGAACGTGGCGCGCTGGGGTTACAGCAAGGTTATCAACTGGTTCCGCGGTTGATCCACCGGGGCCGTTGGCCCGATCAAGGGGCCTCCGGGCCCCTTTTTTCGTTTCAGGGGGTAAGAAATGCTCTGGTTGTTCGGGATGTTTTTTATAGGGGGGGCGTCGGCATGGGCGACGGTCGTTGGTTTAAGCTC